TATCCCAATTACTAAAAATCTTATAATAAGATTTTATTTTTTGACCTATTTCAGAATTACCAGGATTTTTAATAATCTTATTAATTCTTTCAAGATTTTCTTCACGTAATATTGTAAATGTATTCCATCTTGGATATTCTGGTAATTGTGGGTGACAATCAATCCAGTGACCTGTAGCATATTTAAAAAAATCATCTCCTGGATTAACTGTGTTATCTATATACTTATTCTCCATAAGCTTTAGAATCAATTTTTGTTATTTATAGTTTTCTTTTTATTATAATATAATAAAATTGGTATCAATGTTATACACGCTATAAATAACACATATAACACTGAAATACCAATACATGTTAAAATTTCACTTATCATACTAAATGTTTTTGTACAATTTGTGCAACCAATTTGCCATCAGCTGTAGGTAATGTTTCCTTAACGGCTTTAACAATAGCCCCCATATTTTTCTTTATTGGCTCAATAACACGTGACAGAACAATATTTTCTACAACAAATTCAATTTGTTCAGCTGTTACCTCAGCAGGTAAAAACTCTTTGAGAACAAGCAATTGTGCATGTTCTTCATTTGCTAATTCAATACGGTCATTTGCCATATATATTTCTATGGACTCTTCACGTTGTTTAATTAACTTTTTAATAATTTGAATTTCATCTGCTTCTGTCAATTCTTGTCCTGCATGTTCTTTGCTTGTTTCCCAGTTCGTAAATGCAGTTTTAATTGCACGGAGTGCTTCAAGTCTCATCTTTTTATGCTCTTTCATTGCCTGCATAATAAGGCCGTTCAATTCTGTTTTCATATTCTTTAATTATTTTAAATTACCATTTTCATCTCGTTCTATATTAAGAACTCGTTTGCCATCTTTAACATCTACTATTTTTAATAATTGTTTATTTAATGCATATAAAAATATTGGAATTTTTGAATCATCATAAAAACAATCATATTCAGTTCCTCTAATTGTATTTACATCTTGAGGATATAATTCATACGCATAATTAAAATATGCTTGGCCTAATCTCCATTCTTTAGGTTTGTTTTGAACCTTTATATGAAGAACAATATTTTTACTATAATCAATTTGATCCATTATTAAAAATTATATTTTGTATGCCATCTTCTGGCTCATAAGGCTTATCTTCAATATTAATATTATGCTCCTTACGGTATTCAATTTCTTTTTCAATAAATTGGTCATACTTGGAATGAATATTAAGGTTTTCATTATAATCAAGAACACCAACCAAATGCAAATTGTTCATTTTATAAAGAGGCACCCAAACTCTATTACCATTTTTATCAAATGTTCCTCGAAGCATTACTTTACGAATTTCTTCAAATGGTGCATCACTAAATACTTGAAGAGATTTAGCAGGAACTTTATTTACAGATGTTCTATAATTTAAAATATCTGGTCCACCATCGAGCATATAATGTTCTCCATTTGCATCATCGTATGCAACATAATCATGATGTCCACGGCTCCATAAGATAGTTCCATCTGGAGTTTGAATACGATTAGCAATCATAAATTTTTCATTTTCCATAATTATTTCTCCTCTTCTATTTTCTTCATTAATTTCTTATATTCTTTAGTTTCTTTCCATTCACCATTTATCTTTTCTTGATATACTACTTTTTCTTTTGGATAACAATCATCACAATATGGTGATATCCAACCAGATGTTATTTTAGTTGCAGGTTTTCCACAAACTAAACATGTATTCCAAGAAATATCTTCATATTTTCTGATAATATCATGCACCTCTTTAGATGCTCCATAATCATACCAATGCAAATATCCCCATTTTTCTTTAATTTGAGTTATTCGATATTTATAAAGATATTTGTCCTTTTTAAGTTGAGCTTTCAATTCTTCACAAAGCTGAATTCCAAATGCTTTTCTCCAACCAGGTTCCAATGCATCAAGCTCTGTAAAAGTTGGAATAAACAATATTCTATCAAGAATTTCACGATCAACCCAAGAAATAATATCATGCCAAAAATGTTTCCATTTATTTGTGATAATTTCAACCCTATTAAAGCAAAATCCATAATTATTTGTATCATTTTCATCTTTAACTTTTACATGAACTTTAACGATTGGGTTTCCGCCAATTGCAAAAATTAAAGATGTTCCAATAATTTCAAATTTATCATCATATAAAATCTTCATTAAATCAACTTCATATTTAATTTTATCTTTTGCACTCCAAATAAAAAGTTTTTTATTATGCTTTTCAAGTTCAACACGATAATCTAAAAATGAAAGATACGTATTATTATAAAACTTTTCACGTGGATTAATATCTCCTTTTTCTTGAGTAGCTGATACTGATATTTCTTGTACAGAATCTTTATATAATTTCCAAATTAAACTGCCTAATACATTTGCACGATGTCTTCCGGTAAATCTATTTCTTGGATATAAAAACGGAAATCTCATGCATAACCAGCATGCTTCCAATGTATGTAAAAATTTATTGCATTTCTTCATAATTTCCTTCATCTATTGGTTTTCTTTCATTTACAAAATCTTCCATTGCTTGGAGAATTCCTTCAGGAACAAATGTCATTCCTACCAATGCTGTATAAAATGCTTGACATAATTCATCTGCCCCAGCATCCCATGATAATTCTTGTGTAATAACACCATGTCCGGTTTTAACCTACAAAATTGTGGGAAGTTCATCTCTATTTCCCATATAATATTCGCTATCTTTTGGCTCCATATTATTAAAAATATTTTTAAATTATATATTTTTTGCAGTATTTTGTTTATTTTTGCAGCATTTTCCTATATCTTTTTTCAATTGTTCATATTCATTTTCACCACCAGGAAGATCCCAAATTCCCATTTTTCGTCCGGCAATACAAATAAACCATAAGTGATTTGCGTACTTTGAATCAGCTTTCCAAAGATAATAATGAAGCATACAATGCAAATCAAATGGCACATATAATAGATTCTCTTTATTTTTAACTAACCCCATTTCAACCTTTTTAGGAATAATATGGTGAATAGTTACAAAATCTTTAGTTAATGTAGATTCTTTATCATTCCTTTTTGGTTGGGTTTCTTTGATTATTTTATAATAAGACTCGTTAGATTTTATTTCTCTAACGAGTTCATTATACTTGGTTATCCAAGGGTTATTATCAAAATTTGGAAATTGAAACATAATTAACGATATACATGATAAAAATTACCGCGCTGGCTCTTTTTAACCTTGCCTATAAGATTACGATTAATTAATGTTGTTTGAGCAACACATCTGGAAATAGGTTGTTCACCTTCTTTGATAGGTTTTGGATAAAAACCTGTATGGGTAGCATCAATTGTTACATAACCACATCGATGAAGTTCATTATACTTAATTGGATATACCACTTCATTAAGTGGAATTTCGTATCCAAAAATGTCCTGCCTTCCGGATAAAACAGGTTTATAACTTTTCTTAAAAAGATTTTTAAAAAATTCTACGATTTTCATATTATTAAAAATTTAAATGTTATTATCTAAGTCAAAGTTATCAAGATATACATATTCACCATCAATATAATCAGGCCCATTATCATCTACTTTAATTTCATATACAAGCACACATGGATATTTTTCGGGCTCCTCAAGCTGGCTAACAATTTTCCCATGATATGGATCTCTGTCTTTCGTATAAAGTTTTACAAAATTTTCAAAATCAAATTTTTGATTAAATAATGTTTTCATTTTTATATCTGTCATTTAATTGTTCAATAACATCTTTACAATCCTCTTCAATTTCTTCAGGTGTCCAATGATGTGGTGGCATTCCAAAGCCATCTTCCATTTCATCTCTATAATCACCAAATATTGGCACGTAATCTCCAATATGCGCATAATCCCATCCAATACACCATTGATAATTGGCTAATCTATGATAATTAGAAAATGTAAATCCACAATGTGTTTCTATATTTTCAATATTATCATAGTGAACTTCAAATAATGGATGTCCTTCTGGAATAATTACATATGCACAATACCATCGATCATCTACATAAACAATAAAATATTCATATCCATTATATTGTTTGCGTTTTACTATTTGAACATCAAAATCCATGTTTAATTGTGTTGTTTATTTTTATCCATTTTTTCTAAAAGTTCAACACCCCAATCTACAAAATTGCATAAGGCTATGCATATTAAAAATAACATATAAAATGGCCAAAATAACATTACAAGCAAGCCATCAATGGATGTTGGCAATGTAAAATGATCACTAAGATTGTAATAATCATCAATATCCTTTTTCATATCATTACAAGCTTTGAAATAATGTGCAACTAACCAAATTATGCCTGTAAGAAGATAACATAATGCTACAAGTAGCCAAAGTTCAAGTGTTGTCATATTTTTAAAGATTTATTTGAATTTCTGTTTGTAAAGCATTTAAAATATGTTGAAGCTCATGAACATACTTAATTTGACACATCATCTCAGTACATTCATATTCAACTTCAATATCTACATACCAATATTCTTTATCATCACACCAAAAACCACGTGATATAAATATACCACGAAGAGTAAATTCATCATGATTTAATGATAATCTGTTGTTAGATTGAAATCCAGCATTAATCAATATTTCTGGAGTAATATCAACAGGCTTAAACTTTGCAATTTCATCATCAGATAATGCGTAAGTTTCACGAGTAACTTGATAATATTTTCTACCAAGTTTATACCAATCACCTATGTGTAATTCTTCAATTTTCATATTTATAGTTGTATATTAAATGATTGAACAATAGAATTTTTAGGTATATAAATAGTACCATGCCATTTTTCTTTTTCAATCGTTCTATGTATGGTATCATTAAATACTAATCGATGATTAGGTTCTTCTATTATTTCTGTTGCATCTATAACAATTTTAGGAGTTACCGTATCAGTACATACAATATCAAAATTGTTTGCATTAACCTCTACCAATTTATACCTATCTTGTGTCAATGTATAAAATCTATATGTTGGAACGCTTGTGCCATTAATTGTTCCACAACCAAGCATAAATGATCCATTCACATCATATTTTGTATTTATACCTATAGAATATATTTCAACCTCATGTTTGGACATAGGATCTTCATATGAAATTGTATATGTACATGCAAATAGGATTACATATATTAAAATTATTATTAATCCAGCGATAATAACATTTATAGGACTCAATAAAATATGTACCCACCATCTACAATCCGTTGCATTATGCATAATCCATATAAAACCTATACATGATGCCACTAAAATTACCCAAAATAAAATGTTTCCAAATATTGTCATAGTATTTTAAATTTTAATTAACGTTACAAAAATAATACTTTTTATATAAATTAAAAAATAGAAGTTATACATTTGTATCAATTGGACATCTAGCAACATGTAATAAATGCTGCAATTCATGCACATACATAATAGGTATTTGTTCATATGCATAATAAAAATATGTATGTTTTGTGCCTTTTAGATGTATTTTTGGTCCAAAATGCTGAGTAGTTTCATAACTGTCATATTCATCATTATACGCCCATTCATTTTTAAGCAATATTTCATTTGTTAGCTCAATTGGCTTAACTTCATAAAGATTAATTTCTTCAGCTTCATCATATTTACTTGGTCTAACAAATAATGTATCCATATTTGTTATCGCCGTAATTTGAACGTATTTATATTTTTTAGGATATTTAAGTTCAAACCAATCTCCAATCATTATATCATCTTTTTCAACTCTAATAGGCATCGTTCCTGAAAGCCCTAAATATAAATTATCTTCAGCAATTTTTGGTGGAAGATACCCATTTACAATTTGAAGAACTTCTGGAAACAAAATTAACATCATTCGCAAAAAATGCCCGGAAGTTCCAACCCAATCAACAAGGTCAATAAATAGTTCTTTTGCGTCTTCTTTATTTTCTTTACAATATTCAAGTAAATCAATCCATTGTTGATTAGAATCATCAATACTTGACAAAAACTTTATATGATCTTGCCATGCATTATATAATTCCACTATTGGCTTTTGGTGGTCTTTGTCAGTTTCTACATGTAAAAAATTACCAGTTAACATATATTTCTATTTTCAATTTTTAAAATTAATCTCGATGTGTTTTTTCATAATACTTTAAATATTCTATAAACAATACAGTTGCAACTGTTGTAATTGTTCCAACGCCTAATACATTTTTAACGATATTTAAA